TCAATGTGTTTCGCTCCAATTGTCTCCAATGTGGTACTCGCCAGCCAGAGGACAGTTGAGCTTGAAGTGAAGCCCTGCTGCTTGGATGGATTGTACCGCCAAGATCCCAAAGGATCTGGCTTGCTCTTCCTTGACTTCACTTTGTATTTCATCATGGATGTTACCTACAAACTTAAAGTCAAGACCCCACATATTAGCATACTCATGGAGGATACACAGTGCTTTTTTCATAACAATTGCACCTGCACTTTGGAGCAGTGTGTTCAATGCAGCATGTTCTGATCGGATATAAACCTTTCTCCCATCAACACCAAATAAGAACCCTCTATGGCTTTTAGAGGACACTTGTTCCTTAAGGGCTGCTAAAGCAGGCACGTTGCTAAGAAACTTCTCCTTCAGCATCTTTCCCTCTCGGGAATCTTTACCCACAATGGACCCTATTTTGGCGTCTCCTGCCCCGTACAGGAAAGCGTAGATAAAGGTTTTTGCCTGGTTCCTGGTCTCTAATCCTGCTGCTAGTTGGTTCTTTGTATGTACATCACCCGTTAGGATCTCCTTAGTGTACTCAGGATCATTCATGTAGTGTGCAAGCATTCTCAACTCGAGCCCACTGGCGTCTACACCCACCAGCTTGTACCCCTTTGGTACCACCCAGCAGGCTCTACAGTCAGTCCCATAGGGCTTCCCATTGGCTGTCACCTGTGCCATGTTGGGGTTGCTGTGTGTCATCCTCCCCGTTACCGCGCCATTGGTTCTAACCTCCCCATGGACTCTGCTGTCCTTGTCCACCAGTTCTAGCCAAGACTCCACCATAGCAATTCTTTTCTGTACCATGAGGTACTGTGCTATGAGTTGTGCTTGGGGAATAGGAACACCCTCTAGGACAGTTTCATCCACCTTGGGTTGCCCTGTCTCAGTGAACTCCTTGGGTTGCCATCCAAACCATTGAAGGTATCTCCCAATCTGCTGCCGCGAGCCAAGGTTGAAGGGTGACCAGCTTATCCTGCTGAAGGGTCCTGCCACCTGTTGCCATTGGTCCTCACCAAAGAACTTAAGACCCACTGAGGATAGATCCCCGTTGAGTTTGTACTTTGGTGTTACTTCCTTTTCAAAGACAGGTAGTGGTTTGAATACGGAGAGAACCGTATCCTCCAGCTCCATCAGTTTCTGCTTTAGTTCACCAAGGAAGGTGTAGCACTTCTTCTGGTCCAAGAGCCACCCATTGCGGGTTTGTTCTGTGATGATCCACGCCACTTGGTGCTCTAGCTGAATGGACTGCTCCGAGAACCCTTGGAGTTCCTTCAAGAGGTACTCATGTAGCCTCTTGGTCACTTGCACGTCCCTCAGACAATACTCGATCATCTCGGGGGTACACTGTGACCAATCACTATGATCACCCTTGGAGAACCCTAGAGCCTCACCATAGGAGGCTAGACTGTGCCCTGCCTCCCTGCTGGGGTTTGCAAGCCTTCCAAGAACCAGGGTATCCACTACCCTAGCCCTATCAAAGGAAACACCCCACAGGCGTTCCAGTACAGGCACATCGAACCCTATGCCATTGTGGAACACCCATGTGGCTTCCTCGTGCTTGTGTTGATTGAAGAAGGTTACAAAGTCCTGTTTGTTTGTATACACACTTTCATTGACACATACACACCATATCCTTGTGGGGTTTAGGGAATCAGCTTCAATGTCAGTGTAAAGTAATGTCAAAAGGGAACCTCATAGTTCTGTTCAGCAGCATCATCCGGTACTTCCACCAGTCTACCTGTGTCTCGTTCATAGAACAGTTTACAGGCTACACCCGTGAGACCAGCAAAGCGATTCTTCAGAACACGCACCACAGTGGTGTTTGCTTCCTTCAAGTCCTCTGCCTGCTGGTTACGTTCAAGACCAATCACACAGTCCGACAACTGTGCAATGGCAGCAGAACCCCTTAGCTCACTCAGGGACACCTGTGCGCCCTCCTCGTGACCCTTGGAGCCTTGAGGGCGTCTCAAGTGAGATACAAGGAACATACCAATGTTTAGCTCCTGAACCAAGGTTCTGAGCTTGGTCATGATCGCATCAATAGCCCTTCTCTCGTCGCCAAAACCCTCTTGTGACGACACGATGATGCTGATATGGTCGAGAATGAACCATTTGCAATCATATGCTTTAGCCATGTACCTGATACGGCTAAACACACTGTCATCATCAGCACTACCAAAGTGCTTCCAAAAGTAGAACCTTGAAGGATTGATCTTCTTCAACCACTCTACACGGTCTTCCTTTGATACCCCTGGTAGGTGCAAAGGTTGGTTTGCCATGATGGAAGCAATACCAAGACCAGTCCTCTTGGGTACCTCCTCCAAAGCAATCACAGCAATATTGTCCAGAGTATTGGTGTAAAGGTAATACTCCATCTCTCTAAGGATCTGTGACTTGCCCATACCGGAACCTGAAGTGACAGTAACTAATTCACTAGGGCGGAACCCATAGGTAAGGTGATTTAGACCACTCCAAGGGTAGAGAATACTATTGTCTTCTTCTTCATTCTCTACCTCCTTGATAATATCCTCAAAGGTGACAATCCCATCAGGTTTATGGGACTTTGAATCCCACCAACACTGCATAAAGTCAGAGATACGACCCTCCTTAAGCAACTCACAAGGATCTTTAAACCCATCCGGGAGTTTCAGTATCTTTAGCTTATGTGGGCTAAAGAGATCTTTAATGGACTCTATGGCTGCCTTACCAGCATTGTCATTATCAAAGCAGACAACCACAGAGTCATACCCTTCTAGAAACTCCAGATTGTCCTGTACGTCCTTACGGGCACCCTGTGAGCCAGTACGAATACTGACCACATCCCACTTATTATTAAACATCTCAGCCACTGCCAAAGCATCACACTCACCTTCAGTGATTGTAATAAACTTTCCAGAGCCCCTACATATTTGTTGACCAAAAAGACCTAAACCAGAGGAAGTGCCCTTACAAAAGAAGTTCTTATTTTGAACTATTCTTGTCTTGACAAAAGCAACATCATTAGTATCAACTCTATAGTAAGGATAGTGGTGCTTGGATATATTACCAGATGAATCATATTCAACATGGACATTAAACCTCTCACAAGTGGCTTTTGATATTCTTCTGTCCTTGATTGAATCAACAACACCAGTTAATTCTACTTGCACAGTATTTCCTGTATTATAATTAATACTTGATTTAGTTCCTACCCAGTAACCACAATTAGGAGTATAACAATAAGAGTGGTCATCATATACACCTAAGTTATCTTTAGAACCACATTTAGGACATTTATCATGCCTTATAAACATCTTTTATATTTACCTTAAAGGTTTATTAAAGGTGTAACTCTTAAAGTTACTCTTATAGTTCTCTTATAGTAACTCCTCTAGGTTGATTAGAACAAACTTAGCTTTGTCCTCCAAGGAAGAGAACTTGATAAATCTACCAGGTTTCTTGTAATCAAAGTTCTGACAATGAAAATACTCAACCGTCATCTTACGATCTGACCAGAAAATTACATTGTCCCTTTGGACACCATAGAACATCTTACTACCAGCCATCAAACATGCCTCTAGGACCGCATAGGAAGCCCTAGGAGACGTTTTGAGGGGTAGGGTAGTACCAACCTACCGGGTACCCCTCTCAGAGCCTCCTAGAGCCTGTTTTAGAAACCTTCCTCGAACTTGTCCTTGTCGTTCTCGGATCGTTCCACCAGCCGTACAGCTTGTACGTAAGGAGTGACTCCGTGGACTGGTGAGACCTTACCCAAAGACACACTAAGGCGTACCTTGGACCCCCAAGGAATCTCTCCTTCAACAGGGTTATTATCAGTATCCACTACCTTTACCAAGTATTGGCTCTTGAACTTCCGTTGAGGAGTACCATTATAATCTTTAATCTTTACCCCTTTGGACATAAGGAGATCTTTAGTTTCTTCACTCAAAGCAAGTACCAAAGAATATGCTCCAGTAGAGCGACCAAGATATTCCTCGTGCTTGGTGAGATTAGAAAAAGCAACTACACCTTCAATTACCATTTATTCATCCTCATTATTAAAAGTAACATATGTGTTACCAGCATCTTCAATATAAGTATCTTCCAATACCTGATCTGAGATATTGGCACATTGAGAACACAAATCCAAGAAAGAATTAGTTATACTACACTTTCTATTTAACTCATATTCCTCCAATATAATATCACAAGCCTTACACCGCATAATACCAA